AGTTTGGTGTAAAGGTAAATCTGACAATCCAAATTTCAACAAGAAAAAGTGGTTTGATATCAATGACATTATTTTAAATAAATATATTACTATTCGGGACTTATTTAATGGGGCACATTACAATTTTACCGTACAACAATACACTGGCTTCAAAGATAAAAATGGTCGAGAAATTTACGAAGGCGATATACTACAGTACACAGCACCTAAGTTCCAAACTTTTAAAGCGAAGGACACAACAGAATCTGGATTGGTAATTTTTGATCGCGCGGTTTTTTGGTGCAATTATCCGCTATATGAGGTTGTTTCTCCAGACTGGAATTGTATAATTATTGGTAATATTTATGAATACGAGGGGCCAATTAATGGTTAAAGGTGTAAAAGGTTTTCAAAAAGGACACAAGCATAGCCTAGAAACTAAAATAAAAATAGGGAATGCCAATAGAAACCAAATATATTTCAACTGTGAATATTGCGGTAAAGAATCAAGCGATAGACCATCGCATTATGCAAGAAAAAAAAGACACTTTTGCTCTATAGACTGTTATTCAAAATTCAGAATTGAATTGCTACCTTTTAATGAACAACACGCTTATAAGGGTGTTAGAAAAGAGGGTGAATCTAAACAAGTGTATCATCGCAATTATTGTAAAAACAATCCTGAAAACATGGCACATTTAAAAGCAAGGAGATATGCAAGGGAAAGAAATGCAAAAGGGACTCATTCATTACAGCAATGGAAAGAATTAAAAATTAAACATAATAGTAAATGTGCTATTTGCGGATTAGAAAAATCTTTAACAAAAGACCATATTATTCCCCTTTCTAAAGGAGGGTCTGATTATATTGAAAATATTCAGCCTTTATGTAGAAACTGTAATTCTAAAAAATATAATAAAATCCCAAACTACTAAAGTTGACACTAGAGAGTGTTAGCAATGAAAGCTACAATGTACACTGATTATAAATTGAAAAAGCTGTCAGAAATTACCGATTGCGATCATAAAAACGCCCAATTTTATGGGGATTATTCCTTAGTGGGATATTATTATTGCACATCTTGCAAGTCAAAATTTTGCCCACAAGAATTTCAAGTAGAACATTTAGGATGGTATAAATATGCAGAATCAAATGAATAAACCTTATTTATTAATAGCGGGATGGTATCATTATCCATCATCAAGAACAGGAGATTGGAGAGGCACTTATTCAACCTACGAAGAAGCAGAAGCGGCTTTAAAAAATATCAAATATGACTGGTATGAAATCGTTGATCTTAGATTGTGGACAGAATGAAACCCCGCTTAATTAGCTTAGAACTATAACGCATAAAAGGATAAGAAATTAATGAATAAATATAAATACAGACTTTCATATACTGAGCAATATGCCTTAGATCATTTCACTATAGATAGCTATGATTACGATCAAGAATTCGATACACTAGAAAACGCTTTGGCAAAATATGAATATCTTAAAGCTAAAAACATGGCTTTAAATTGGCCTTATAGTAATTTTAAACTTATCAAGTACAAGGATATAGATCTATGCAAAGCTTAAAACAAACAAAACCAACCAATTGTGGTCAGACAGTAGTAGCGATGCTATTTGATATTACTATCGAAGCGGCAGAAAAGCTGGTGGGGCACGATGGCATAACAACCGAAACCGAAATAGTTTCGCTTCTGACAAAGCACGGTCTTTTGCCCTATAAAAAAGGTAATAGGGCAGTTTGGTTGCAACTTCACAAAAATCCTAGAAATTCTAAACAAAAGCACTGGACATTGAAGGTCGATAGTGATATAATAGATCCGTCCGGGCGAAAAGCCGAGGACTTGTGGCCCGTTGAAAAATTCTGGTTTTTAAACTATTGAGGTAAAATGATTATTCACACATTAAATGGAAGCTTTGACTTGGATGATACTGATAATTGTCAAAGCGTAGAACTACGACATAATAGCATATGGGAACCTCATTTGCTTAAAGTTCTAGATAGGAATATTATTCCGGGCACTACTGTTGTAGATGCGGGATGCAACTTCGGGACTATATCTATACCTATGGCCCGAAGACTTGGCCCGAAAGGAACAGTATACTCCTTCGATATTAGCTTATACATGATAAATAAATTCATTAATAATATCAAGCTTAATAACAATCTTGCATATATAAACATTTTTAATGTTGCATTGTCCGATAAATGCGGAGAAGAAGTATACTTTAACGATGTTCAGTTTACAGACAAAGAGCAAGTAAACTATGGAGATATAAGAATAAACAGTAAAGACAACTGCTCCGGCCAAATGATCAACACAAGAACCATCGATAGCTATGCTTTAGATAATGTAAGTTTTATTAAGGTTGACTGCCAAGGATATGATCTAAAAGTTTTAAGGGGTGCAGTTAATACTATAACTAAATATAGGCCCGTTGTAGTTTTCGAATGGGAATCGCACATGGCCGAGCCGCACGGAGACACTTTTCAAGACACTATTGATTTTTTCTCTTCTATAGATTATAAAGTAGAAAGAATAGCTAAGGATGACTGGATAGCAAAATGCACACACCCGAAAATTTAAAGTTTCCTAACGAATACTTTGGAAACATCAGAGATGAATTGTATTTGTCGCAAGTAGAAGTCGGTCAAAGGATAGCTAAAAATAAAAATATTCTTTTCTGTGCTACATGCAAGGACGTTGCAAAAACAATAAAAAGGATGCTAGATATTGTAGATTATACGGGATCTTTATTTAAATCATACGATATATTTTTGTATGAAAATAATAGTTCTGATGGAACTCCTGAAATAATAAGATCAATAAATAACCCGCGAGTTATTTTACAAAGCGAGCATGTAGAAAATGCATCGTATGAACGTAATGGTGTTTCTCTAAGTCGTAGATGTAATCTTATATCTGCCGCTAGAAATAAATACATTCAATTTATAAATGATAACGCAGGAAAGTATGACTATATTTTTGTTTTCGATGCTGATATAGTAGGTGGATGGTCTTACGAAGGCGTATTATCATCCCTTTCATTTATTGAACATAGTCCAGAGATAGCCGCTATGACTTCATATTGCGTAATAGCTTCTCCTGACTGTAAAGACTTGGAAGAAGTCAATAAAGATTATTGGATAATGTTCGATAGCTTTGCCTTTCGTAGATTTGAAGACGATAAACCTGACTATATGGAGTTTTCAAACATAAAATATTCTATAAACGATCCGGTAGTAATTGTTGGTTCTAATTTTAATGGACTAGCTATATACAAGCCCGAATGCTTTATAGATAATTTTTACCCTATGAATAATGATGTTCCCGATGAATTAGCAGTATGCGAACACGTAGGCTTTCATAGAAACATATACAAAAAAACAGGTAAATATATTGTTCTAAACCCAGCCATGATAACATCAATTTCTAAACATAAATACTGTAAGTAAAATGAAAACTCATAAAACAACATTTACTGTTTATCCCGAAGATTGTAACTACATGAAGGTGAATGATGGCAGTCCCATGGTTCACGGCGGTACTATGCTATTAAAAATGGATCGGGCAGCAGCAGAATTAGCCCGCCAGTATTTATATGGTACAGAATGCGACTCCGCTTTAACAGTTGGCGTAGATGAAGTCAAATTTTTGCACGGAGCAAAGCTTGGTGACTATATAATAATAACAGTTGCCCCGAGCGAGTTTGGTAAAAAAAGAATGTCGTTTTTAGTTGAATGCCAAGTAGAACTTTGGGGCGGCGAGAGAAAACTAGTTGCATCGGGAGTTTTTAGTTTTTGCTCTTTTAAGAATGGAAAATCTCATCCTCATAATATTACTATGAATAACAATTCTAATAAAAATAAGGTATATGACATATGATTATTGCTGGAACAGGACATAGACCATGCTACTGCCCATGTCTTTATGATGCCAAGCATCCTTGGCTTGTAGAAAAGAAAAAACAGTTACGGGACTCTTTAGTTGCTTACGGGCCTTCGCTTGTTATTACGGGCATGGCTATCGGTTGGGATACTTGGTTAGCACAAGAGGCTCTATTTTTAGATATACCTATTGCGTGCTATATTCCTTTTCCGGGACAACAGAATAAATGGCCGAAAGAATCCCGTATGGAATACGATCATATTGTTTCGCGGGCTAAAATAGTAAAAAACATTAGCGACTCGTACTCCAAAAATGCATTTTTTAAACGTGATGAAGCAATGATTGATGATTGCACTCAGGTATTTGCACTCTGGAATAGCGAAGAAGTTAAATCGGGCGGGACTTATCATACTGTTCAATACGCTTTATCTAAGGGTAAACCTATTACAAATTTTTGGTGATTATGAGAACTAAATTGATTATGCATCAGTCTACTTTACGGTACTTACTAAGTAAAATGGAAAAATATGATGTTTGCACTTACATGAAAGGAAACAAGGTTTCTCTTTATGGCTACGAAATAGTGATAGATAATTTTCTTTGCTCCGAAACAATCAATGAACCGGATGGATATATTTTCCCTAAAGAAAGGTTTGTAACTTACGAACCTTCTGATAGAGAATGGTGCGAGCCACTTGGAATCGGAAGAATGGGCAGGAGTTTTAAGCTTGGGGATATATTTATTGTAGACACCAGTACCGGATATATGGATTTATTTTCTTTGGAACAAGAGATTGTGGAAAGTTTTTAATACATTTGAAGAAAGATTTAAAAAATGATTGCTTGCATATGCGGATTCTCAATAGAATCGATAGTTCTAATGGTTACAATTGCTATCGGCCTTATTATGGATAAGCTAGTGTGTTTTTGTAATCAATGCCGTGGAGGAATTAAGAGATGTCAAAAAACCTAATTGTTTCAGGGCATGTCCTGACGGGATTATATCCATACGATAAAGAATATTCCCGTAGAAATGAATTATATGAGGACTACAAAGAATATGCCGACTTTTTAGGTGCTGATATAGAAATAAAAAAAGATCAATTCTCCAATGATCCTTTAGATTATCTATGGGAGCACGGAACTTGGCTAAAGCTTGATGTAATAATAGCATTTGCTAATAATAATAAATATGATAAAATGCTATGGATAGATTCTGATGTAGTAATAAACAAGGAGCTAGCATATAAAGTAGACCCGCTGGAATTATATGCCAATAATCCCGAACAGCCCGAGATAGCTGTAGTTTATGATGATTTTTTACCTCTACACTATCATACATTCGATAAATTTAGTCAAAGAAAATATGACTTTTACGAGTTTATGCTTGATGGTGAAGTAAAACTTTATCACAAAATCAACTCGGCTATGTTCGTAATTAATAAAAAAGCCGCTAAAGTAATACATGAAACCTTGCTTAGTTTGCCTATGAGTATTATTTATGGGTATGAATCATGGTACGGGCATTTTCCAAACGATGAATGTATCATTGAAATGGCAATGCCTCACTTGAAACATGAATTTTTCGACAATATTACTGAAAGCAATAGTAGAGAAGTTAAGGCGTTTACTCATTATTGCGGTATAGACCAAAAACGCACATTATTTTATGAGTAGAAAATGACAAAAAAAGATATTTTATGTAGATTAGATGACTCTTATAGCGAATCAATGCTCGGTTTTACAGAAGAAGTTGATTATGAGTTTCTTGTTCCTCGCGAATATGAATATGTAACAGCAGAAGAGTTTGATAAAGACGAAGAAGAGGAAGAAGTTACTGTAGCGTCTCTTTGGGAAAATATACGAAAGAAAAAGCAAAGAGAGGGAAAAAACTACAAGCCTGCTAAGCCCGGCGAAAAAGATCGGCCCGATCCTAAGGCATGGAAAAAAGCACAGTCAAGAGCAAAAGCGTCAATGATTGAGTTTTTCTTTAGGGATGAGGAAACAGCACTTGATATGGCTAAAAAGATTGGCTTGAATAGCATCTTTACACACACAACAAAAGACGGTGAGACTTTTTATATTCCCGGAACCTGTATGGAGGATTTAGAGGAATGGTACGAAAATGAAGAAGAAATTACCGAAGAACTAAATGAAGAAGCTATGGCCGCTGAATATCAAGGACGAAAAGTTACTTTAAATAAGCCATTTAGAACTTCGAACGGGCCGAAGAAATTTGCTGTTTATACTAAGAATGAAAGCGGTAATGTTGTCATTGTCCGGTTTGGCGATCCAAATATGAAAATTAAGAAATCTAATCCTGAAAGGCGTAAGTCGTTTCGGGCAAGACACAACTGCGATAATCCCGGCCCTAAATGGAAGGCCCGCTATTGGAGTTGCCAGTGGTCTTGGTAACATGGATAAAAATGTCCACGATTTGTTCCTCTATTGAGTATGTATCGATAGAGGAACATTATGCAAATTTATATTTATGGTTTATACAAAGAAAATTTTGAATACAAAACAAACAAAATAGATGAAGGTTTATTTTATATAGGAATAACAAAAAATATAAAGACTAGAATAAATAGTCATAATGCTAAAAAAAATAACCCTTTAAAAAAAGCATATATCAACAAATATGGATTTACATTAAAAATATTATATACATGCAGTTCTTACGAAGAAGCTTTAGAGAGAGAAAGTTTTTTAATTAGATGGTTTGGCAGAATAATAGATAATACAGGAATATTAACAAATATATTAGTAGAATCAAAAGATATTTGTAATTATAATTTAGGCAAAAAATTTTCCTCAGAACATAGCACTAAAATATCAAAAGCTTCTTCAAATCGCAACACCAAATATTGGGAAAATCAAAGAGATTCTAGGCTTAGCATTTCAATAGAAAAAATTAATGAAATACTTGAAGAATGGAAAAATTCTAATCCAATAGATAAAAGTATTTGTAAAAAATATAATATCAAGCCAAATTTATTTAACTGGTGGATAAGAAAATATAGAACTGATCTTAGAAATCTACTTGATGAAAATAGAAAAAAGCATATAGAAATTATGATTGCAAATAATATATCTCAAGTAGACTACTCTAAAACTATAGGTGTAAATCATAGAACTATATCTTCATGGTATTGTAAATTTATTAGAGATAAAAAGATAATTAAACCTAGAGTATGTGTCAAAAATTTAGAATATAAAAAAGAAAAATATGCTGAATGGATTAATTCTGGGCTTTCAAAAAGAGAGTTTTGCAAAAGAAATAATATAAACTACAGTTCTTTCAAGGCTTGGAAAAATTACTATGAAGGCTATTGAAAATTTCTCAAAAAACGCTTGACAAAACTCTCTCCTGTGCTATAATGATGGCAGGAGAGAGACATGAAAAAAACAATTGTAGACGATAATTTTGAGATTGAGCTATGCGTTACTTCTAAATCTGACGATTATAACGCTAAGACATTACTTGATAAAATTACAGACGCTGTCGGGGATTGTATTTATGATTACATAAATGAAAAAAAGAGTAGCGATCTTATTGAATTTATAAAATCTATTACTATTAATAAATTTTGTCTCACATTTTCGTACAATAATAAAAGTTTGCCTAATGTATCTGTATATACAAACTTTGGGATTTTTGATATTAGGTTGACTAAATCCGGGCTTTACAAAGTAATTGATCCAAACGGAAATTATCAATACTATAGTAAGGATGGTCTTACTGAAATTTTGAATGAATTATTAATAAAAGGAAAAATTGAAAATGAAACGGAAAATTAAAGTTACGATTGATAGATCTAAGTGGCGAACCGGGAGCTTTTCTGATAAAAAAACGGGAAAAGGTTATACCGAACTTTTAAATAGAGAAGGCTGTATGTGCTGCTTAGGATTTTGTATGGCTGCATCAAAAGTGGCAAAAAAAGATTTGCTTGAAAAAACTGGCCCCGGCTCCGCAATGAACGGCCTTAAATCTGATGGTGAAAAACTTGAACGCATGTTACGTTCAAATGGTGTTCGCGATTTGACCTGCTTCGAACCTTCTAGGGATGTATATGAATGTACGGATTTAGCTAATGATGCTATGAAAATAAACGATTCGCTTGATACAACACCCAAACAAAAAGAAAAAGCTATACTAGAATTATTTAAAGATTCTGTTTTTGATATTGAATTTATAGGAGAGTATCCAAAGAAGGAAAAACAAAATGATTAATTTTAAAGCTGGTGATAAAGTTTGGGTTTTATGTACTGCTATTGGGGATTCAACTATGGAAAGCGTTCCAGTTGAACATTGCCGTGCAGAATTTTACGCTTCTGTGGTGGACTGCAAACCTGCCGATCCTGAAATTCGTGTTGTTCGTGTTGGTGATATTGAAAACATAGCAACTGCTTCGGAGATAGATGCAAAAACTAAACAATGTATTGTAGACTATTTTATGAAAAAAATAAATGAAATGGCAGAAAAAGGTTATAGTAGATGGTGGACAACAGAATCGCATATCATTAATTCTAAACATCTTGAATCAGTCCTTGAATATTTTAAGGAAAATGGCTACACAGTTGAACGGTGCTATGAATCCGCCTACAGAGTTTGTATCGGTTGGTAATTTGCAAAATTAAATCCGAATTTGCTTGACAGCCTGCTTTTTTCTTCTATAATGATTTAGAAGACATTTTTAACACAGTATTATTTATTTTGAGGGAAAGATGAAAGTTTTACCAGTTTTATTATCGGACAGTTATAAGCAGTTTCATAACAAGATGTACCCAAAGGGTATGACTAAGCTCTACAGTAACATGACTCCTAGAAGCTTTAAGCGTCTAGGCTGTGATAAAGCGGTATGGTTCGGCTTGCAATATTACATTCAAGAATATCTTGTTGGACAATGGCGAACTAATTTCTTTAATAAACCACTAGAAGAAGTTTTGGCCGAGTATAAGCGTTTTCACAAACACTTTAGCTTTACCGATGTAGATACTGAACACATTGAAAAGCTGCATAAGCTTCAATATTTACCAATAGAAATTAAGGCATTGCCCGAGGGTACTCTTGTTCCCGAAAAAGTTCCTTTCTTTACTATTACAAATACTCATCCAGCCTTTGGTTGGCTTGTCAATTTCCTAGAAACTCAAATGTCAACGGTTATTTGGGATATGACAACAGTAGCAACTATTGCATATAGGTATCGCAAGCTGTTGGACAAGTGGGCGGAAAAGACCGGAGACCCATCGTTCGTGCAATGGCAGGGGCATGACTTCTGTATGCGTGGCCGAAGCAGTATTGAATCGACATACAACCAAGCAGGGCACTTGCTATCGTTTACGGGCACTGATACTATTCCTGCGGTATTGATGTTAGAAGAATATTACGATGCAAATATCGAAACAGAATTAGTGGGTTCTAGCGTACCGGCGAGTGAACACAGCGTTATGACTAGCTACGGTAAAGAAGATGAAATTAAGGCGTTTGAAAGATTGTTAGATCAATTCCCCGAAGGAATTATTTCTATTGTCAGTGATAGTTTCGATCTTTGGAAAGTATGTACTGAATACGTGGTTACACTTAAAGACAAGATTATGGCTCGCAATGGCAAGCTGGTAATTAGACCTGACAGTGGAGATCCTGTAGATATCCTGTGCGGTACTATTGTAGGCCCGATAGATTATAACTTTACAGTAACAAACGCAGAAATCGGTGTTGTCGAACTTTTATGGAACGTATTCGGCGGAACCGTGAACGAAAAAGGTTATAAGGTACTAGACCCGCACATTGGAGTCATTTATGGCGACAGCATTACTCTTGATAGGGCAGAACAAATTTGCCGAAGGCTTGAAGCTAAAGGCTTTGCTAGCACTAATGTAGTTCTTGGAATCGGTAGTTACACATATAACTATAATACTAGAGACTCTTTAGGTATTGCAGTCAAGAGTACATATTGCGAAGTTGTAGAGAATGGATTCGTTGAAAAGCGTGAAATTTTTAAAGATCCTGTAACTGATGACGGAACCAAGAAATCGGCTCGTGGGCTATTATGTGTCAAGAGAAACGAAAACGGTGAACTTTACCTAAAGGATAGATGTACTGAGGAAGAAGAGCGTAACGAATCGTTACTTACTACAGTATTTCATAATGGAAATTACATAGTAGACTCGTTCGCCGCTATCAAGCAAAGATTGCAAGGAGCTTAAATGAAAAACCCTAAATCTTACATATTCTTCCAAGACTCAACATTGGTTATGCGGGAAGTACAGCGTAACGGAGAAGCCTCCGAAGAAGTAAAGCTTTTTATCGCTGGCATGTGCGTTGCTATTCGCAATATACTGCAAATTAAAAATGTGTTTTTTATAACTTTGTATTGCGATCATTATGATACCACTAACCTAAATTTATCTTATAGCTATAGTTTTGGAGCAATTGAAGTATTTTTATACAAAAAAGATGTTTCTGAATATTATAAAGATTTAGCAGCGTACTTGATATCAGTATTTGAAAAACATTCAGAACCTACAGAAGAACAAAAACTGCAACTCAACAATTTATATAACTCAAATTACTAAAGAAACAAAATGACAAAACAATTATTGAAAAATCACGTAGCTATTCTTCTTGATACATCTGGATCTATGTCTAGCATTATTAAACAGATGCAAAAAGTATTAGAGCAAAGAATAGAATTTCTTCGAAAGAAAAGTCTAGAATTTAATCAAGAAACCCGTGTATCAATTTATACATTCAATAATAGGTCGGAGTGTGTTGTATATGACACAGATGTTACACGGCCTATCGATCTAGGAAATATTAGGGCTAGCGGCCAAACTGCATTACTGGACTGTTTAGATCAATCTATTCGCGAGCTAGAACTACTTCCGGAAATTCATGGAGACCATGCGTATATTGTTTATATTCTGTCGGATGGATATGAAAATGCATCTGTTGTAAATAAGGCAAGTCTTTTGCAAAAACTGAAAAATTTTAAAGATAACTGGACTATCGCAGCTTACGTTCCAAATATGGATGCCGCTTTATATCTACAAGGATATGGAGTTCCAAAGGGCAATATTGAACGCTGGGATGCCGATAAGACTGGTATTGACGAAGTTGAAACGACTTTTGACAAGTCTATGACTACATACATGAGTAATCGTCAGTTGGGAATACGATCTTCTCAAACAGTTTTTTCGGGCCTGCAAGACGTTAATTCAACCAATGTAACTCAAGTGCTAAACGAAGTCTCTAAGAATTCATTCGAAATTGTTATTAATGAAGATGTTAAGGCATTATGGATTCGCGATATTGTGGAATCCAAAACCAAAAAGAAATACGTTAAAGGTAATTCATATTACGAATTAGTAAAGAACGAACATGTACAGCCGTCGAAAAACATTATGATCCAGAATAAAAAGACCGGCAAGATTTACTCCGGAGCGAATGCAAGGCAGTTGCTTGGATTGCCATCAAATGCCGAAGTAAAATTAAATGTTGGTGATTATGGCGAATGGTTGGTTTATATCCAAAGTTCATCACATAACAGAAACGTAATTCCGAAACAGAGAATTTTGGTGTTAAAATAGCTTGACACGGCTTAAAGCCGTGGTATAATGAGAAAGAGGTTAAAATAATGGAAATCGGTGATAGAATGAAAGAATATGAAAAGGCGTATCGCATGGCAATAATGCCAAACTGCCCGATCATGATTCGCATCGACGGAAAAGCTTTTCATAGTTTTACTTCAAACTTAAAGAAACCTTATGACGAAGGTTTTATGAAGGCTATGGACACTGTGACTTATCAGCTTTGTATTTTTAGTAATGCAGTTCTTGGGTACACACAGAGCGATGAAATAACTCTCGTGCTATCCAAAGAATCGCCGGAACAAGAATTATTTTTCAGTGGAAAAATACAAAAGCTATGCTCTGTTCTTGCATCCTTTGCAACCTATACTTTCAATAACATTTTCAAAAACGAAGGAAAAATGGCACTATTTGACTGCCGTGTGTTTTCCGTGCCAAATTTATCCGAAGCTACAAACTGTTTGTTATGGCGGGAAATGGATGCAACACGAAACTCAATTCAAATGGCCGCAAGAAATTATTATTCACACAAAGAGTGTAATAATAAAAACTTTTCAGACCTTAGTGATATGCTTATAAATATAGGTATTAACTGGAATAATTATCCCGCGAGATTTAAGCGAGGTAATTATCTAAAAATGTTAAGAGATGATGCCACTGGAAAAAGAACGTATTGCCCGCTAGAAATAAAACAGCTAACACAATACAGTCATGAAGAAAGAATCAAAATTTTATTTGGAGATTTAGCGAATGTCAGTTAATATATTTTTTACTTCCGATTCTCATTATGGGCATTCGAATATAGCAGGCCCGAAAGTAAGTTCATGGAGTTCTGGTTATCGTAATTTTGATAGCACTTACGATATGAACGAAGCATTGATTGAATCTTTCAATGAGGCCGGTAGAAATGATATTATCTATCATCTTGGTGACTGGTCTTTCGGAGGAAAACACAACATTGAAAAGTTCCGCAAGAGCATTCAATGCGAAAATATTTTCCTTGTTACGGGCAACCACGACAAGCATGTATACGATCACAGAGATTTGTTTAAATGGATAAAGCCCGTATGGGAAGGTAAGATTCAAGATACATATTTTTATCTTCATCATTACGCACAACGGGTATGGAACATGTCTCACAGAGGATCGGTTATGCTTTACGGGCATAGTCACGGAAGTCTTCCGGATGATCCAAACTCATTGTCTATCGATGTTGGTTGGGACACCGAACTGTACGGACATAAAAAACATACTCTGTATCATTATGATGAAATTATGTACATCATGAAACAGAAGCAATGGAAACCGGTTGATCACCACAACACTAATACTACGGAGTAAGAAAATGGAAAAGTGCTCAAAGTGCAATTATGACGGACATTGGAAAACCCCAAAATCTAAGTATATGATTTGTTACAGATGCGGAAAACAGTGGATTCCGCAGAAACCAGAAAAAGAAAAGAATGAATATATTAGCGTAATTGAGAAAGTTTATGAAAAAGTGGAATTTTAAACCTAACCAAATAACGGCCATATTAATTGTCTTCGGCGGTATTTTTTTTGTTCTATATGACATGTTTGCCTTTTACTTCTTTACACCAGAAGACACAATAAGTTATGTAGTAAATGAATGGGCGTGGGCAAATCCATTGGGGATTTTTATTGCGGGCTGTGTTTTGGGCGGATTAACAGTACACTTTTTATCATGGGCACCATTAGAAAAACAGGTAAATAAAAATGAGTAAATTGACTATAGTTAGAGGTTTGCCGGGTTCCGGAAAAAGCACTTTGGCACAAAAGCTTGCAGAAGCTGACGGAAATACTGTTGTGCTAGAAGCAGATCAGTTTTTTATGATTGAAGATGAATATAAGTTCACTTTCGACTTTTTGACGGTGGCACATTCTTGGTGCATGGGACAAGCTTTTTACAATTTGTTTCGCGGTAAAAATGTAATTGTGGCAAACACTTTCGTAGAATATTGGACAATCGACAAGTATATTGAAGCTGCTTTTAAGGCGAAGATTCCTTGGGAAATTGTTGAACCAAAAACGAAGTGGAAAAATGATGCCGCATTATTGTCAGAAAAGAATGTACATAATGTAAGTCAGGCCGCAATCCAGAAAATGCATGATAAGTGGGAAAGCACTAAGGATATAATGGCTAAGCTTACTGCTAAAGGCTGGGTTGTTTAATGAGTAAGATCGGTATTTTTTTAGCTATATTGCTTTATCTATTTATTGCAATCGGTAATTTAAAAGATAAAGATTATCCACATGCCATGATGTGGTTATGTTATTGTTTAGCAAACGTGGCTTTGCTATGGTATGAATATACAAAAGGTGTTTATGAATTACAATAAAGTTTTAATTGGTGGACGTTTAACCAAAGACTGCACTTTAACTACTACCGCCAGCGGAACAAAAGTATTAGAATTTTCTATTGCTTCAACCGATAGGTATGGAGATAAAGAAGAAGTTCTGTATATGGACTGTGCTATGTTCGGAGACAGATGCGAAAAGGTTGCTCAATACTTTGTCAAGGGCAAGCAGATGTTAGTAGACGGAAAGCTAAGGCTGGAAACATGGACTGGTTCGGACGGTGTTAAGCGTTACAAGCATTCAGTTGTTGTCGATACTTTTAGTTTTGCGGGATAAAACATGAAATACTTATTTTTGCTTATGATTGTTATGTTTTCTTCTTCTGTAGGGTTTTCACAAACAGGAAAACAGCCACAAACGAGAAATTCTTACAATTCTCCTTCAAACTTTCAAAGTAGACCGAACATTTTTGGCGGACAAAGATATTATAGTTCTGGCAGGCCGATGGGTTATTCAAGACCTAATATTTATGGCGGACAGAATTATAACTCTTATAACTCCAAGAAAAAGTAATGAAGAAAAAAATTAATGTTGACTTAAAAGATCTGGCATATGAAAGAGCATTGCTATCGGCCATATGCCAGAATGGGCTAGAAGTTTTTATAGACGTTGATTATATCACAAGTGAAACTTTTACCGAACCTACAAATCAGATAGTATTTGATATTGCCAAAAAATGTATTTATGATGGTAGCTCTTTAGATCTATCAACTATTCTAAGCAAAGCCTCTGCTATGGGGCTGAATAACTTATTTGACAACAAAGACGAGCTTGAGTATTTGAGATCGTTGTTTAATTTTCCTGTCAATAAGAGCAATATCCAGAACTACGGTTCTAAATTAACTAAGCTTAAACTACTGCGTGATGCCCGTAAAGAATTCGAAAGGGCAATGGAAAGCCTCTCTCAGTTTACGGGTGAGGAAGATGTTTCAGATATTCTTACGTGTATCGAACAACCGGGAAACAGCCTAGCTCAAACAATATATAATAGCGATAATAGTAAGCCCGTAGAGATTGGCGTTAACATGTATGATTATGTAGTAGAATTACTAAATAATCCAGCAGGTTTTAACGGAATCAAAACAGGTCTCGAAGAATTCGATAAGGCTATTGGCGGTGGTTTACGCAATGGTTGTGTCGATGTTATCGCGGCTCGACCTAAAACCGGAAAAAGTACGTTAGGACTGCAGATAGCAAAAAATCAAGATGTACTATCTATACCTACTTTGATAGTAGACACTGAAATGGATTCAGCAAGTCAGCAAAATAGATTGCTTGCTAATGTTTCCGGTGTCAGCGTTAATGATATTGCGGCGGGCAATAAAAGCTATGCAGAAAAAATGCTTAAAACAGCAGAAAAGCTAAAAGATTCCAAGATTGAGCATATTAATGTTTCCGGGCGTTCCTTTGATTCTATACTCTCAATTATGAGACAGTGGATTTATCGTAAGGTTGGTTTTAATAATGACGGGACTGCAAAACCGTGCCTAATTATTTATGACTACCTAAAACTTACAAGTGGCGATAATATTACCGAGGCTATGAAAGAATATCAAATCCTCGGGTGCCAAATAACAAATCTACACAACTTTATGGTAAAATATAAAGTACCGTGCTTGGCATTCGTACAGTTGAATAAAGAGGATGATATTGCCCAATCAGACCGTATCTTGTGGCTTTGCACAAGCTATACGAAGTTCAAGGACAAGTCGCCGCAAGAACAGGCGGATGATATTGCAAGTGGCGTTCCGGTGCCGTATAATCGCAAGCTAGAGCCTCAGGTGGCCCGTTATGGCCCAGCTATGGACTTCGGCAACTATATCAACCTTCGAATGGATGGTGAATATAGTAGATTAACAGTTGGCCCGACAAGGGATCAATTAGCTCGTGGTGTTAAAGTAGATATTGAAGTTCCGGATATATCAGGTGTAGGTAAAAATGATACAACAGAAGAAATATCTGACAGCGACACAAATTCCCGATATTCTTGAGTCTCTAAAAATAGATTTTAAATATAAGGCCGGTACATATTCTTTTGCATGTCCAGTACATGATGGAGATAATGCTAGTGCTTGCACTATATTTGAAGGTAGGCATGATATTCCAAACTGGCAATGCTGGACACATCAGTGCCAGAATACATACGGAAAGGGTTTGTTCGGTTTTATACGTGGTGTTCTTTCGTACCGTAACGGGCAGGAAGTTGATTTTAAAGCTGTCAATGATTTCTTGAAGAATAAGAATCTAGATTCTTTTATCTCTGTAGAAAAAAAACCAACCAGTCAGCAAAAAATATTAACCAGAACATTATCTATAGGCTCAAATAAAACTACAAAAAATGTAGACCGAGACTATATTCGTAAAAACCTAACATGCCCATCACCCTATTTTTTAGGCCGAGGATTCTCACCTGAGACGTTGGATTTGTTCGATGTTGGCGATTGCATACAGCCCGGAAGAATGATGCATGAAAGGGCGGTAGTTCCAGTTTATGATGTAGATAATTCTTACGCTGGTTGCTGTGGTAGAACTACAGTAAACAATAAGGATAAGTGGATTTATTCTTTCAATAAAGGTAATTTTTTATACGGATTGAATATATCGTTAAATTATATACAAAAGTCTGGCTCCGCTATAATTGTCGAAGGAAATCCTGATCTATGGGAAGTTTTCACACACGGTTTTCGTAACGTTGTGGCTATAATGGGTACAGCGTTCACCGACGAACAGCTTCTGCTTTTAGAACAGAGCGGTGCTTTAGATTTAGTTATACTTACAGACATGGATTCGGCAGGAAGAAAGTGTGCAGAATCTATTGTAAAAAAATGCGGCAGAAGATTCAATTATCACGTACCAGAATACGATGCTAAAGATCCGGGCGAATTGGGTATAGAAATAAAAAACATATTAAATAATTATATTGACTTGGAGAAACTATGAGACAGAAGGTTTTAGCTTTTTGCGGTAAAAAAGGTAGCGGCAAAAACACATTGGCAAATTTCTTGACGGGCTACCAGTTACGGGCAAATGATATTATCAAGGATTTTTCTCTTGATGATAAGGGAAGACTGTTTGCCGTATATGATGCAAACGGTAAAGATGCCGAGGGATTGCTAGATTTAAATAGAAATGATTTTGACTTCGGGGTTTATGCATCACAAAGCATCTGGCCGTTCGTTAAGACGTATGCTTTTGCGAATCCTTTGAAAGATATATGCCATGAGCTTTTTGAGATTCCTAGAGAATTACTTCATGGTACTGATGAAGATAAAAATGCCGTTATGGGGCATCTTAGATGGGAAAACATGCCGGGTGTTACATGTCTTCCAGACCGTGAATGGGCCAAGATTTTTGACAGTAATTATAATGATCAAAACATACAATATGCTTGTGAGTTATTAAACTTAACATACCGTACCCCCGGCCCGATGACTGTACGTGAATTCCTACAGTTTATGGGCACGGAAGTTATGCGTAAAATATACGGCCCGGTATGGGTAAACTTACTAAAGAGACAGATTCAGGCTGAGCAATCTATACTATCTATTATAACGGATTGTCGTTTTGAAAATGAAATAGATGGATTAAAATCTTTTCCAAGTGAAAGCCATGATGTTAAAATTGTATATCTTACAAGATATATTACCAATAATGATAAGCACGTTTCTGAAAATCTAGAAGGTTTGAAATATGCCGATTTTGTTTTAGATAATATGAATATGTCTTTAACAGATACATGCGTTGCACTTCAAAGGAAAATATCTGATTGGGGGTGGCTTGAATAATGAGTAAACTAATTCTATTAGACCTTGATGGTGTACTAGTCGATTTCGTGTCTGGATGCTTAAAGGCTCTAGGAAGAAATGAAAAACATGACGATGTTAAATCATGGAATTTTTACAAAGAATGGGGAATTTCTGATAAAGAGTTTTGGGGGAAATGTTCTACTCCGGGTTTTTGGTATAATCTAGAATTGTATCCTTGGGCCAAAGAGTTTTATAAGTCTCTCAAAGACTATGGAGATGTCATTATTTCTACGTCTCCAAGCTCTGACACTTTATGTGTTCAAGAAAAAATTGCTTTTTGCCAAGATAAGCTAGGTATTAAATCTAGAAATATGATGGTTGGTAGCAGAAAAGAATTACTGGCAAGACCCGGAAGAATTTTAATTGATGATTATGTAGAAAATATCAATAATTTTAATAAAAACGGCGGTACGGGTCTTTTGTTTAAGCAGCCTTGGAATGATGGAATAGATCGTAATCAAATATTTGAATTGATAAAAAATCAGCAAGATTTTGCGAGCTATAGAATAATAAATTAACCTATAAATATTAAAGAGTACATTATGGAAATTTCTTTCTTTCGTAGCTCGTCATTTAATCAATATGATTATTGCCAGATGAGTTATTATATAACTTATAACTTGGGGCATCAGCAACCAAGTCAGAAAAAAGCTAATCTAGGAACTATATCGCACAAGGTTTTTGAAGTTTTAGCTAACTGCAAAAAGACTTTGCAAGATAATCCTAAGAAGAAAAAGTTTGTTTTTGACGATGAAGAACTTGGCAAATTCGAATTTACATATGATAAATTATATAGCATGGATTATGTTTATGAACTGTTGAATAGATCATATGTTCATTATACAACTAATACGCCTCACATTACTTATGAGGAAAAATATGATTTACCATTTTGCGAAAAAATGGTCTTAGCTGGAATTAATCATAATAACGGTCAGTATGATCCTCGTAACAGAAACATTATTCAGGCAGAGCCGGGCTTCGATCTAGTTATTGATGAACCTTGGGCGAAAATTGGCAACTACAACCTTCGTATTAAAGGCACAATCGACTTAGTTACTAAAGTAGATGATGAAACATTAGAAATAATAGATTGGAAAACCGGGCAAAGAAAAGACTGGGCTACAGGCGAAACTAAAGATCAAGATAAGCTAGAAAAAGATTTTCAACTCTTATTGTACCACTATGCAGCGGGAAAACTATTCCCTGAGTATAAATATAGATTAATGTCAATATTCTTTCTACGTGATGGCGGGCCATTTACTTTATGCTTTGAAGAAGATGCTAAAAAATTAGTATTTGAAAAGATGCGTAAAAGAATGAACGAGATTTTAGCTAATAGAAATCCTAAACCAATTAATCCTTGGAGAAGCGATTTTAGATGCCAAAAACTCTGTCATTACTATAAAACAAACTGGCCGGGAACCGAAACACCTATGTGTAATTATGTAGATAACTATATTAAGTTATATGGAATAGAAAAAGCATCAAAAGAATTAAAAAATGAGTCATTTACTGTTGGCCATTATGTATCACCGGGGAGCATCAAATGATAGAAGTAGAAATAACAGACGAAATGTTGAGATTAGCTTGGGCCAAATCTATCGACATGGGTAAAATTAAAAAATCAATAACCGAAGGGGACGGAAATATTGCGGGTTTTTTGGGGGAATTGGTTGCAAACAAGGTTCTTGGTGGTACAATTCAGAACACCATGGACTATGATATTGTCTTGGATGACGGGACTACGATTGACGTAAAAACTAAAAGATGCACATCAGCACCTATGCCTTACTATGAATGTAGTGTAGCGGCATACAATACTGTTCAAAAGTGCGATAAATATGCTTTCGTAAGAGTTGAGTACGTTAAAACTAAATATACCAGAGCTTGGTTTCTTGGAACTATTGATAAGCACAAATACTTTGAGAAGTCGCGAAAGCTATATAAGGGCCAAAAAGATGGCACTAACTGGTTTATAGTCAAAAGCGATTGCTATAATTTGAAAATTGAGGATTTAGATGAAAACCGTACAGATGAAAACTGCTCAAAGCAGGAGTAATATTAAAAAGTTTTTGAAAATTGTCAAAGAGTATAAGTTAATGTACTCTAATGGCGGTATTTCAACTATAATAAATGATTCTAATTCTATAAGCACAATAGGCTTGCTGTATTTTAATGGCGAGCCTGTTTCTTGTGCTATAACTACTAAGCCAAAAGCTATGTTTAACATGTATGATATTGCAGCTTACACAAGGCACGATCATAGGAACAAAGGCTTTAGCAAGCAATTATTGAAAAGGGTAGTTGCCAGAGACTTAAAACTAAACATTGAAAAGAAGTACAAAACTTCTAATAACTATTTTTATTCTAAAATTTTATCTATGGACTTGATTACATATGAATAAAAACCATTTTTGCGTTTTTGACCTTGAAACAGGAGGCGGTGAAGATGCGGCAAAGTGCCAAGTTACTCAATTATCCGCAATTATTATTAACCCTAGAAGCTTACGGGTTGAAGCAGGTGGTATATTCGATTCGGAAATATGCCCTATTTTTGATGACGATAAAGCTATCGAAGCGGGTTTGAATCCTGTCCAGCAAGAAGCTTTAGATGTTACTAGAAAAACTAAAGAACAGCTATTAAAAGCACCGCCCGAAAAAATAGTATGGGAAAAATTTAAGCAGTTTATTAAACGCTTCAACATGAAAAATAGCGTATATACTGCACCAGTTCCAGTAGGGTATAACATAGTCAATTATGACATGCCAATTATCAATAGACTTTGCTTGAAATACGGCCCGACAGCAAAAGATAAGCAGTCTATTTTTAACCAGCTATATAAAATAGATTTACTAGACTATTTTATGATGATGACCGAAAACTCTACCGATGTAACATCACGTAAACTTGTAGACATGATGGGTTTTATGGGAATGCCCGCACATTTGAAAGAAAATGCACACAATGGCCTGCATGACGTAAAATGCACTGCAAATATTTTTATCAAGCTAATGCATTATCAGCGGGCTATTACTTTGAAAACAGATTACACAAAGGCTTTTGCCGATAATCCTTTATTTATAGAATAAAAAAATGACAGATTTAGTTCCTTGGGTGCCGTTACACCAACACTCTAATTTGAGTCTACTTGATGGGTTTTCAGTTCCTAAAGATATCGCTAAAACGTGTGCAAGTTACGGATATCGGGCCGCAGCTATTACCGATCACCGGAATGTTGCTGCACACGTAAAATTCTTTAAGGCTTGCCGTGAAGAAGGTATTAAGCCGATACTTGGGTGCGAATTTGACATATCAGACGAAAACTCTACAATAAAAACAGCAGCTAATCGTTCTACTAATCACTTAGTAGTTCTATGCAAAAATCTTGACGGTTGGTATGAAATGCTTCGGGCCGTATCAAAAACTTACCATCCCGACTCATTTTATTATAAGGCCCGCATATCTTTAGAAGAATGCAAAGAGTTTCTGTCTAGCGGAAACCATGTTGCTATCAGCGGGCACGCCGGAAGTACAATTTGTGATATACTTTTTACTTCTACATCTGTCTACAGAAGCAAAACAGAGGATCAGGCACGTACATTTTTGCGTGAAGATTGGGAATCAGTTTTAGAAGAGCATATAAACAAACACATAGATGTATTCGGGAAGGATAACTTTTTTCTTGAAATTCAATTAATAGATAAAAAGCATTTACCAATGAGCGTTGTAACTGCGGAGTGTCTGCGTTTTATGTCTAAAAAACTAGGCATAAAAACTGTAGCAACTGCCGATAGTCATTACGTTCGTAAAACAGATGCTATATATCAAAGAATATTGCTATGCTCAAACTTGGGCCGTACTCTTCCGGGAGTTATGAGAGATATCCAGAACGGAAAAGATGTACCGCTTGGAACATTCTTTGTTTCTGATAATTATCATATACCAACATATGATGAAATGAAAGAGTTACATACTCAAGAAGAACTAGAGAATGCAGTGTTGATAGCTGATATGTGTGAAGAATATGACATTCTTTCCACTCCTAAGCTTCCTAAGTTTAATTGTCCGGATAATTTATCTGAAATTGAATATGTTAAGCAATTATGTCGAGAAGGCTGGAAAAAACTTCCGCAAAACAAGCAAAAGAATCAAGTTTATATCGACCGTGTAAAAGAAGAACTCAATGTTATTGAAGAAGCGAATCTTGCTGGGTACTTCCTCATTGTGTGGGATATTATTAGATTCTGTAAATCAAAAAATTGGAAAACGGGCGTTGGCAGAGGATCGGCTGCTGGTTGTTTAATATCATATCTTATAGGTATTACAGGCATTGATCCTATTCCTTATAATTTATTATTCAGTAGATTTTATAATGCCGGGAGAAAAGGAACTCTGCCTGATATTGATCTTGACGTTCCAAGTAGACATAGAGACGAAATTATTCAGTACATCAAAGCCAAATATGGAGAAGATAAAGTTTCTCAGATGGCTACATTTTCTTCATTAATGGGTAAGTCCGCACTAAAAGAGGTTCTTCGTATAGAAGATACAGTGACTCCCGCAGAAGCAAATGAAATAACAGAGTATATTCCAGATAAAGCTGATATTGCTGACGAATTAGAAAATATGGAAGATCCATCCATTATTAAATGGGCACTTATTAACCGCGCAAGTAAGTTATCACAATGGTGTACTATTGATGAAAATGATAATCTTTCCGGGCCTTTAGCCGGTTCATTTTATCGGGCCATTCAAATTGAGGGTTGCTACAAGTCTCAGGGCAAGCACCCAGCAGGTGTTATAATCTCGTATAGGCCGTTACAAGAGATTTGTCCGGTCGTTCGTGATAAAGATGGGGCACCAATAGCGGGCCTAGAAATGGGTGATTTGGAGGCGTTAGGGCACGTTAAATTTGATATTCTAGGTGTAGCTATTCTAGATAAGCTTATGGATATAATTCCTCACTTACCGGAAGGATGCGATATAGAAAACTTAGAAGATAAAGCTACTTGGAAAACTCTTGCAGAAGGTGATGTTAAAGGGATATTTCAAGTAGAAAAGCAAAAGCGATGGGTAAAAAAACTAAAGCCTGACAGAATTCAGCATATGGCAGCATTAGTTTCAATTATTCGTCCGGGCGTGGTTGAAGCAATTGAAGATGATAAATCCATGACGCAGCATTATATCGACAGAAAAAATGGAGAAGAAGAAGTCCCTTCAATTAATGAAGTAGCCGATAAAATCCTAAAAGATACTTATGGGGTTTTAGTGTATCAAGAAACGGCTATGTTGTTAGCTAGAGACATAGCGGGCTTTACGCTTGATGAAGCAGACGAACTCCGAAAAGCAATTGGTAAAAAACGTACTGACGTTATGGCTAAGGTGAAGGAGAAGTTCTTTAAAGGAGCACAAAAAACTTCAGTTGCATCAGAAGATGTTGTTAAGAAAGTGTTTGACTGGATCGAGAAATCACAGCGTTACAGTTTTAATGCAAGCCATGCGTACTCATACGGTCATAACGCCTATTATTCAGCGTATTGCAAGACTCATAATATATTCAAGTTTTATGAGGTTTATTTAAATCACTCTAAAAATAGTCCAGAGCGAATGGATGAAATAAAAGAGCTAGTTAACGATGCGAGACAGCATGGAATAAGTGTGACACCGCCATCTTTAAATAACTTATATCAAAATTTTAAGGCGATTCCAGAAAAAGGTATTATAGCCTTTGGGTATGGTCACGTTAAAAATGTTGGAGAAAAAGAAGCTGCAAAAATAGAAAAGATAAAAGAAAGTCATGATATATCTAAATTTAGTTGGATAGATATATTATGCACTTTCAATAAGGTTAATAGCCAGTCCGTTAATGCATTAATAGCAGTTGGAGCATTTAATGGTGACTATAATAAAAATAGTAGAGATAAAATGCTCTACGAATACAATACTTTCAAGGATCTGACCGACAAAGAAATATCCTTTATACAGGAAAATATTGATAGAGAGAAAGATTTGTTGTATCATATAAATTTGTTAATAAACAAATATAAGCTAACAAGTAGTAGAATGGTTAAAGTATTAGGAATGAAATCTGCACTTGAAAATCCTATGTATGATATAAATGATTCTGCGGCGATGATATTGCAAAAAGAACGTTTTTATATGGGGCTTCCATTATCATACTTACCAGATGCAAGTGTTGGCGGGCTAATGTCCGACACAACATGCTTAGATATAACTAGTGGAAATGCTAGGGGCACAGTAAGCCTTATGGTTAATATAACGAATGTTCGTGAACATAAAGTTAAAAACGGTAAAACAGTCGGTAAAATGATGGCGTTTATAACTGGCGAGGATAATACCGGATGCCTTAAATCTATTGTTGCTTTTCCTAAAGAATATGAAGAGTACAGATCGTTGATTGTTGAGAATAATAATATTTTAATTCAAGGTTCGGTAGAATCTAGAAATGATGAATACTCGTTGAATATCAAGAAAATTATACAGGTTTAAATATGAACAATTGTTATTTTATAGGTCAAATAGTTGAAGATTTAGAATTAAATTCTGATAATGGATGTTACGTTTGCGATTTCGTAATTGAAGTAGAAGAAAAATGGACTAACAAATCTAGTAAAACGCAAGTTATAAAAACAAAGCTGAATTGCACTGCTTGGGATAAAGGAGCAGAAGCTTTAGTGAATAAATTTCGTAAGAACGATTTAATTTTTGTTGAAGGTTGTATTCGTCATGACGAAGAAGGCATCGATTATATACGTGTGCAAAACTTTAGAAAGGTTTCTTAATGAGAAAAAAAAGAATTCTAGCGTGTACAGAATTTAGCGGCTATGCAACCGGTTACGGAGTTTATGGGCGGGAATTATTAAAAAGACTTGCTAAAATATACGATGTTGCCGAGTTAGCTTGCCATATTACACAAAATGATAAAAGGCTTGAAAATTACCCATGGAAAGTATATGCAAATAAACCAGAAGAAAACACTAAAGAATATGCTGAATATTCATCAAGTAGCTCTTTTGAATATGGTGAATACTCATTTAACGCTGTTTTGCTTGACTTTCAACCGGACTTTGTTATAGACTTTAGAGACCCATGGGCATTTGAATATCAAAGTAGATCGCCGTTTCGAGATTTTTATAACTGGATTATTTCTCCTACCGTAGATGCTAAGCCTCAGAATGCAGACTGGATGGAGTTGTACGGAAGTGCAGATGGAGTTGTAACATACTCTGAGTTCGGTGCTAACACCATACGTTCACAATCTCAAAACATTAATCTGTGCGGAGTCGCAAGTCCAGCGGCTAGTAATTTGTTTTTTCCTTTTTCTATAGAAGATAAAAATAAGCTAAGGTCGCACAGCGGAATACCATCAGATGTTTTTATACTTGGCACGGTTATGCGTAACCAGCCTAGAAAGTTATTTCCAGAGCTATTTAAGCTTTTTAAGAAATTCACACAAGAGAATAACAGGCGGGACATTTACTTATATTGTCATACGTCATTTCCGGATGTAGGATGGAATATTCCAGAATTACTTATGGATAATGAAATGTCATCTAGGGTTTTGTTTACCTATAAATGCAAAAAATGCAATAATATTAGTGTAGAACATTTTTCTGATAGCTTAAAGTATTGCTCTAACTGCGGGAACTTTACTAAAAATATTGCCGGAATCGGAAATAGCTTGACTGAGCAAGAGCTAAATATTGTTTATAACATGTTTGATGTATATATTCAATATGCAACTAACGAGGGCTTCGGAATACCTATAGTGGAAGCTTGTAAGGCCGGTGTTCAAGTAATGAATGTAAATTACTCATCAATGGAAGATTTTTGCAAAAAGATCGCCACAATTCCAATCGATGTCCTAGAATACACTAAGGAAGCTTCTACGTCGAGACTTTTGGCGGTTCCATCGGAAAAGTCAGCGATTGATGCATTATCCGACCTTTTTTCATTGGATAGAAACACTTTGTATAAAATGGGTTTATCCTGCCGAGAGTTAGCTGAAAAAGAATACTCTTGGGACACTAATGCAGAAGTGTGGATAAATGCTATTGAGTCTATGCCATTGAAGAAAAAATTGTGGACAGATCCTGCGGAAATTCATGCTCCCGCAAGAATGATTGAAGAAAGTCTATCTGTTCCCGAACAGGTAGAATTCCTTATAAAGTTTGTGCTAAAAAAGCCTGAGTTTATGTATAAATGTCTCTGGCGAAGACTTATTAAAGATTTAACATATCAAAAAACTTTGCCTAGCACTAGTATTTTATATTTTAGCGAACATTCATTTAAAGACCACATTCATAACAAAAACTTTACTTTTAAAGATGCATATGAATCAATGTGTCAATTAAGAACATTTTATAATAATTGGGAGAGAAGTAGATATGAAAGTGTTATATCTAGGACATTATGCTGATCATACGGGTTGGGGTAATGCAGCACTTGAAAATATCATAGCTATGAATAGGGTTGGCATAGATGTTGTGCCTAGAAGATTATCCTATAAGAATAATTATGAAACTATTGATTTACCTCAAGAGGTTTTAGAACTTGAGAAAAAAGATCTGTCGGGAGTTGATACATGCATACAGCATACGCTTCCAACAAATTATTTTTATTATGCCGGTAAATCTAAAATAAGAAACATTTGCATGTACGAAACAGAAACTTGGGATTTCACTGCTACACAATGGCATAGATATATCAATATGTTCAAAGAGGGGCTTGTTCCTAACTCTGCGATGATTAATGATTCTTGGTTATCAGGTGTGAATATAAATCTTAATGTAGCTAACCATTGCATAGATGTTGATAAATATAAAAACTTTAAGCAAACTAGTTCTGTAAAAGGGCTTGAAGATAAAAACTCTTATAATTTTTGCTATGTTGGAGAACTTACTAAACGTAAAAACGTTAGAGCTATATTACAGGCTTTTCACAGTGAATTTCAAAACTATGAAAACGTTAACTTGTTCTTAAAATTGAATATGTCCGGAAGAACTGCGGATGAAACATTAAAATTTGCCAACGATTTAAACGACAGTGTTACTGCGGGATTGAAGATAAGAAAGAAGTATAAGTCTCCGTATATATTCTGCGGACATGCCGAACACAACGATCTTCTGTCATTTATGAGTCAGTGTCATTGCTTTGTATCGGCAAGTTATGGAGAAGCTTGGTGCATACCGGCGTTAGAATCTATGGCACTGGGCCTAGATCTTATATTTACAAAAGGTACTGGATTACATGAGTTTGCGTTCGACGATGCAATAGTCGTGAATAGTGTCAATGCTCCGTGTATGGATGCGATAGACACTTTGCCTGATCTATATACGTCAGATGACACATGGAAAAGTGTAGACGTTTCCAGTTTAAGAATGGCAATGCGCGGAGCATTTTATAGAAAAGATACTTTAGATAGGGAAAAGGTAAAAGCTAGAGCTTTTGAATTTAATTATGAAAGAACTGGCAAGCAGATATATGGAGCCTTAAATGCTTAGTTATAGAATAAGAAAAACTTTACGGCAAGTTGATGTAATGAATAATGATTGCACTCTTAATATAGTAGTTATAGGTGCAACACATGAAAGGTACGAACAACAGTTATGTAAGACCGGCCACAACTTTTTCTCTGTCAGACATGGCAAAGAATGGGATCTTAATTGCGGAGCAGTTCCAAATAACTATCATATAGTTGATTATATACCAAACAATATAATGCCCGACTTAATTATTACCCATGTTTCCGGGGAAAGACTTGATATAGCTCAAGAATACGCCGGATTTTTTGGAGTCAATGTAATACGTCATACGCACACGCTACCAGAAAATGAGTATGAGCTACAGGTTTTTAGAAGCCAGCACGCAAATATCAATACTTTTATTTCTGGATATAGCAAAGCCGCTTGGAATCTACAAGATCAAGAAAGTTTAGTTGTAGAGCACGGATTAGATGCCGATATTTTTTGCGACAAGCAAATGGAAAGAGAAAATTCAGTTCTTTCTGTTGTTAATTTATGGGCCGATAGAGATTGGGCCTGCGGATGGAATCTTTACAATTCTATTAAGTCCCTTGATACTGGTATAAAATATATTGTTTACGGCAATAACAAAGGTTTATCTAGGCCCGCAAAAGATTTAGATGAATTAGTTAACGCATATAACAAATCAAGCATATTCTTAAATACGTCTCAATTTTCGCCGGTTCCGATGGCCATGTTAGAAGCTATGAGTTGCGGCTGTGCTATTGTATCTACGAATAACTGCATGATACCAGAAATTATAAAGCACGGTTATAACGGGTTGCTTGCAAATTCGCCCGAAGAATTACATTATCATATCAAAACATTACAAAACAACCCGCAAATGGCCCGCCAGATGGGTTTAAACGCAAGGCAAACGATTATAGAAAACTATAATATAAGAAAGTTTTGCAATACTTGGAATGACATTTTTAGAAAGACAATTTTATTATGAAAATTTTATTATCAAACAACACCAACAGCCAAGACGGTAGTTATGAATTTATAAACAACATAACGCATCTAGACCCGATATGTTGCAATGCAGAATCAACATCAATTATAGTTGATAATTTTTTATCTCTACATGAATACAGGGGCGTTCAACCTTTACTGGCAAAGATATGTTCTAAATTAAGAATGAACGGGGAAATCTGTGTCATAGATAAAGAACTTGGTCTTTTATCTCATCTGTTCGCTAGAAACTCAATATCTGTAGAGCAATTCAATGAGATTTTTGATGGCGGGCCTTTAATGTCTTTATTTGATGGTGACTGTATATCACAAATTTTAGAATCTTTAGGTATAACCATAACTGAAAAATATTTAGTAGGCAACAATTTTGTTATAAAGGGAGTTCGATGTTAAAATTTGAAGCAAATTGCAACGGGTGTATTTTTAGTGAAACCTCTAATGGTGTTCAAACAACCTGTCTTTTAGGTAGACTTGACAATATTGAAGATAAAAAACTAGAGGATGGATTTTATACCTTCAATAAATACTGTAACGCTTTTAGAGATAAAGACTGGCTTGATAAAGTGGACGGAAGCCCTCAAGAAAAAGTCAGAGAGGAAACAAAGGTAAAGCTAGGAGTTTGCATTAACTTTATAGGCTGTTACGATAACGAAGTTTTTAGGCAGACAGTCCGAAGCTTAAATGGAGCGGGCTATTGCGTAGTTTTAAATGATAGGCCCGAGCACAATAAAGACCTTTACGATATTGTAAAAGAAGAGTTAAATCTTCATCCGTCTCGAATTAATGTAGTCCAAATTATCGAACAGGACGAGAAGTATTATATAGACGAAGCGTTTAATGCTGCGGCTAGAAACGGCTATTTTTGCTACATTAAAGCCGGTACAGTTATGCCGCAAGATTTTTACAACAAACTTAATGACGCAGTAAATGTTAAAATGCTTCCGCTTATGATATGCCACGATGAAAATCATATGTTGTTTCAGTCTATGATTTTTAAGTATTTGTGCGGCAATAAGTCAAGAATTACTAACGATGGTAATGTTGACGAAAGAACCTTTTTAGAAAAAGCAGCAGAAATGAATACAGAAAATAGCTGTATTTTTAATTGGGGAGAAATATTCAATGTTTAAGATAGCAACTATTATTGCTAATTATAATTACGGCGATAAGCTTATACCATGCATAGAAAGTGCTTTAAATTGCATTAAAGATAATATTAAGCATAAAATTGTTGTTGTGGACGATGGCTCTAGTGACGATTCCTGTTCTAGAGTTTTAGATAAGTATAAATTTTCTTCTCAATATACCAAGAACGAAAATAATGTATATTGCTCTGATGAACTCGACTTCATATCTACAAAAAACGGTGGAGCCTCTTACGCAAGAAATCTAGCAATGAAGCATTCTTGGGGATTTGCGGACTTTTTCCATATATTAGACTCAGATGATAAAATCATGCCAAACAAACTTGTGGCTATGTCTAAAAAAATGGAAGATCAAAATATAGGCGTTGTTTATGCTGACTATATAATACAACGTCCTCTGTATAATAAAATAGAGTTTAAATATCCTTACGATCAAAAGTTACTGCAAAGAAATTGTATAGTTCACAGCGGTTCTTTAATAAGAAAAAGATTTTTAGAATTAGTGCAATTACCTAACGGTGATATATATGATGAGAAACTTCACGGCCCGGCAAGTCAATCTTTTATAGGGTGTACCGAGGATTATGATTTATGGTTAAGACTAGCTAGAGTCTGTATTATGTGTCATATTCCGGAGCCTCTAACATATGTTAATGAACACGGTAAAAATCAATCAATGAAAATGACTGACGAGGTTTATCGTCAGAATATGGAGGTTATGAAAACCAGATGAATATAAATTTCCTGTCTTTAGCCGCTAATGTTGGCAAAAGAATTAAATCAAAAGAGCCTAGAGCGGCATTGTCAGTTAGAGGAATGCCTCTTGTGCTTCGTCAGTACAATACTATAAAAAAAGATACAGATGGAAATTTTAAACTTTCTGTAGCTGCTGGATACAAGCATAACAAGATAAAGAAAGTTATTAAAAACACTGAAATTGATCTTTATGTTAATCCGAACTATGCTTCTACGAATCAAGCAGAGTCCATAAGAATGTACTTAGAAAACAATAAAGTTAACAACCTGATGATTATTCACGGTGATTTGTTGTTTTCGACTATAAGATATAACTATTCAGAATCTTTTGTTGTTTACGATGTAGATAATAATTTCAGGGACGATGAAGTAGGACTGAATATACAAAATGGATATATTAATAATATGTCCTACGGACTAGATACAAAATGGTCGCAGATGTTTTATGTTGCCGGAAAAGAACTTGAACTGCTAAAAAATCTGTGCTCTGATGCTAATTTCAAAAAGTATCTCTTGACTTTTGAAGTCATAAACTCCATAATATCTAGCGGTGGGAAATTTAAAGCAGTTCCGCAAGAAGGAGCAATATTCGAGATAGATACAATTAACGACATTAATAACTTGGAGCCATAATGAAAATACTAATTTCTAACGAAGGTCAAAACGCACATTATTTCGAAAGAATGGCTTGGGCTAACGCATTTAATGCCTCGGGCATAGAATCAGTTGTTTATAACTGCAAGACATTAAATGCTTTTGATGTATTCGACAAGTTTAATCCGGATATATATATTGGACAAATTTACAATCTAGATGAAGCAACATTAAAGTGCATAGCAGAAAGACCTCATCTGAGAGTTGCTCTAAGGGCCGGTGAATATAGAAATGAAAAAGTACATGATAAAGTTTTAAGCACAACTGATCATGATCTTAAAATGCTTAATGAGCTTATGAAAAGACACGGCAGGCCCGAGTTTATTTACACACACTACTTTCAAGACGACATCGAAAGCACTCACCATTTATTTAAAGACAAGCATGGTATCAATCTAGTTGGTGTTCCTCTTTCTGCGGATGTGACTATATACAAAAATGCTCAAGAAAAAGAAGAGTTAAAATGCGATATAGGATTCGTAGGTGGATATTGGAAATATAAGGCCGAAGTGATTGATCTTTATCTTACTCCGCTTCTAGAGAATTTTAATTACAAAGCCAAGATATTCGGAAATAGATTGTGGCACCATGTTAATCAATATTGTGGCATGATAGAGGATGAAGATGTTAAGAACCTTTTTGTTTCTTCTAAGATATGTCCAAATCTAAGCGAGCCTCATTCTCAACAATACGGTATCGATGTAAACGAAAGAATTTTTAAGGTTCTAGCTGTTAGCGGGTTTTGTATAATGGACAACGTAGCTAGGGCTAAAGAAATTTTTAAAGACGGAGCAGTATTCGTAAACTCTCCGGCAGAATTTAAAAGGGCTGTAGAATATTATGTATCAGATAAATCCGAAAGCGAAAGAAAAGATATAAGTAGAATCGGTCGTGATATAGTGTTGAGTGATCATACAAACTTTCATCGGGCCGCGACAATGCTAGAAGCATTCGGAGAAAAGAGCCAAGCAGAAAGGGTAAGAAATGCTTACAATAGTTATATTCAGTAAAGATAGACCATTACAACTAGACCTGACATTAAAATCTGTTGAATTAAACCTAGAAATTCCGCATACATGTTATGTAATATACGATACTTCTAATAGTAGGCAGGAAAATGCATACGATAGATTGATCTGTGAGCATAGAAACTGCACGTTTATTCAGGGGCTTAATAACGGCATGTGTTTGGAATTTATACTCCTGAACACTAAAGATCCATTTTTTATGTTTCTTACTGATGATAACATCGTTTACAAGAAAGTTAAAACTACTGATCAAGATTTGAGACATATTTTTTCTAGAGATATCGCTTCTCTTTCTCTAAGACTCGGACTTAATATAACCAAGAATGATCAAACTTCCGATAAAAGATATGTTAGGCCCGAAACAGAGTCAGACGGTATACATATAGTATGGAACAGAATGCAAATGACTGCGGGATCATATTGGAACTATCCGCTATCTCTTGACGGGCATATATTCATGACTTCTATGATTAGACCGATAATATCAGATATATACAGGCAGAACTGTTTATCTCATCCAAATAAAATAGAACAGATGCTTCAAAGATATTTTTTTGAGGTTCCGTCATATATGGCTTCGGAAACTACAAGTTGTGTTGTGAATAGCCCGAATAATAGGGTG